ATCCTCACATTGCGCGTCGTCAGTATTCTCTTGAGCAAGTTATCTTCGGAGCTGATGGTTTTGACAAAGTAGATTTAGAAAAGAGCAGTGGTTTTCCATATGTTTCACAAGGTCTAACTCGTCACGATGTCATTTTTGATTCTGAAGGTGCGATTTCTAACGAATTTCGTGTAAAGGTTGATCAATTGTTGGACGACTTGAAGGTCCAAGTTGTGCCTATGGTTGTTCTAGATCAACTGAAGGATGAGCTCCTTCCCAAGGAGGATATAGCGAAAGGTAAAGTCCGTCGGTTTTGTATTTCAGAACTAGTATATGTAGTAGTATATAAAATGCTGCTTCAGCATTGGTTTAATGAATTCATTAGCGATCCAGCTCATAGCTGGTGTGCAGTTGGGTTGAATCCTCATTCCCTCCAATGGCACGACTTTTTCACGCGTGTTTTTCAACACGATGACAAGGCAGGTGCCGGCGATTTTTCTGGCCATGAGTATACGATTCTACCCGATTTCACCGAACATTTTGTTCGTTTTGTTCTCCATTCGCGCCAAGATACAGACAAAGTTTTGGCAACTCAAGTTGCGAATTTTATTTTGAGTATAATCCCAGTGTTTCATTTGTTGATGCGACGATTGTATTTTACCGACAAGGGCAATTCATCCGGCAATCCGTTAACAGCAATTTTTGCGTCGTTTGCAACGTTCTGTGCATTATTTTTAGCATGGGTAAATTTTGAGTTACCGGCAGATGAGTTTATGTCGAGTGTAGCACTAGCAACTTATGGTGATGATTCGCTCTTTACAGTGCGGAAAGAATATTCACATATTTTTAACATGGTCACCATTTCCAATTATTTGCGAACAATTGGCATGTACTATACAAGCTTTGATAAATCCGATAAGATAGTGGAATTTGTTCCAGCATCTGAAGTAGAATTTTTGAAACGTGGTTTCCGTTTTCATAATAGGTGGTTGTATGCTCCTTTGAGAGAAACAGCAATTCGAGAGATCCCATTGTGGATCGACAAGAAGTCAGCTGATCCTTTTTTGGATTTGGATAACATGTGGCGAGCAGTCTTAGTGGATGCAGTCCACCATGGCCGCAATTTCTATGATGAGATGCTTCAATATGCTCAACGCTACTCACGGATTTTTGGACGAAACGTAACATTTTTGTCTTATTTTGAACAGGACCGACGTCTTCGATCAGGTCTTGGGCCCGAAATTCTCCTCACCCTTGACCCTGGGTGAGGTGTAAATATTGGGTTGCCCGCCCGAGGCGCACTGCAGTGATGTATGTGCATGACGGGGGTGCCGGCGCACCTGCTTAAAACAACGCCGGAATGGGAAGG